TTTCTCAAGGGTGCCGCTTCCGTCCGACCACTTGCAGGTGAGGGTGGAAATGGCGGTCGTGGAGTCGCCCTGTGCGCCGTTCACATCGAAGTTGGATGCGGTTCCCGAATAGGTTCCGGTGTTGAACGCATTGATGTTCTGGTCCATTGCAAACTCGAACCCAAGCGCGCGGCCCATAACGCCTTTGCGGTACTGGTCGCCGAGAGCGCCCGCATCCTGGAACAGACCGGAAAGACCGGCGATGGATGCCGACTGCGCGAACGGGCTTAAGATGCAGGAACGGTTGCCGTCCCTCGGGGTAGCCATCGAATCCAGAAGCGCACCGGCATTGAGGAATACCTGCGGAGCGGTGGACGTTGCCAAGCCGGAGCCGCCGGAGACACCAGGCTCGGTGCCGGGGGTGCCGACCCAGTTGTAAATGTTGATGTACTCGCCGAGGCCGGAGTGGTCGATCTTGGACGCAAGTCTCGCCATCGCGGGCTTCAGGATTCGCTCACTGAAGTCGTCGAGCGAGAGGGTGAGATCCTTGCTGGTGAAATTCACATCGACGTGGAACTGGTGATCGAGCGTTACCTGGACGTACTCTTCCGAGGTATCCTGAACGTCAAGCGACTGCCCATCGGACACGTAGTACCGATTGGGTTTGCGGACGTTTACGCTCTGCCCGACCTTGCCGCCAGACTGCGCGAATTCGTCGGAGTATTCACGATTTACGCCCTTGGTGAATGCAAGGTTGTTGTGCAAGATCCTGAGACTTTCCCTCAGAACCTTTACCGGGGTGATGAGAGTGTTGGACATTTTTCACTATCCTCTTTTGCCAAACTGCGCCTGATTCCTCGACCTGATGAAGTCGTGAATGTCGGCTTCATCGTCCGTCGGGTTGGTGATCTTCCCCTTGGGCTTGACCGTGGAAATCGGGTCCGGCGCTTGGCTGATCTTTTTGGGTGGGTCCGCCGTTTTAGGATTGAGGATTCTGTCCTCAATCTTGCCGAGTTCCTTTGCGGCTGCGTAGGGAGAGAGTCGTGCGATACGTGCGGCTTCCTTGCGGTTCTCGCCGAGGTACTTGAGCAACTGCGGCCCTACCTCGCTCTCCAGGAGCACATCACCCATCGTTGTTGAAATGGGGAGCGTCTGATCCTGGTAGTAGTCGAGGATTTCCGGGTCTTCGTCTGCGGCCTCAACGAGTTTTTCCTGAAAAGCGGCAATGCGCTTTTTCTGATGCGCCTGCTGATCGTTTTTCGAGATTTCCTGCTGCCTTGCGATTAATTTCTGCTCCACCTTCCAGTCTGCGAGGGCTTCCATGTACTCGTCGTAGGTGTTGTACTGCTCGATGGTGGGCTTGCCTGCCGGTTTGGGGTCGGCTGGCTCCTGCTCATCGCCGCTCGTTTTGGCCTTGCCTTCGGCTACACCTTTCCAGTACGCCGCTTCCCGTTCCGCCTGTCTCTGCTTCGCAACCAATTCCTTGATCCGCTTCTCTGCGCCGGAGGGTTCCGCACCCTGTTTGTCGGTTGGTTTCGGCTCAGGATCGGTATCGGGAGCGCCCGGTTCTCCACCTTCTGCGGGCTGGGCGGGCTCTGCGCCCGTTGGCTCGGTTGAGGGTGCCGGTTCCTCGGTTACGGCCTGCGCTGTCGGTTCAGCGATTTCAGTGGTCATAAAATCTCCTTGTAAGTTGGCTTGTAATGCCGTCTTTTTCCTTAATCCCACAAAACCTTTACATTTCTATATGCTGCCCCTTCATGCCGTCGATTACGTGGTCTGCGGGGTGGTCTTTTCCGAAAAGCTCCTGCAATGCAGACAGGATCTCCTTCCTGATGTTGCCCTTGGTTTCCTGCGATTCCTTGAGCAGTTTGACCTGCTGGATTTTCAGGCGCTCTTTCTCCGCTTCCGTCTTGGCCTTCTGGAACTCCAGCTTGAGCGTTTCGATCTGCTGCTGCGGAGTGGGTGGCAACGGCTTCTCCGGTTCATCGCCCTCCTTCGGCTTGGCGAGACCTGGGGGCAGAGTTTTCCGCAAACGGCTGGAAAGCTCGTCCGCATCCTTGAAATCGAGATTGCTGACAACCAGATCACCGGCCACCTCCATGATCCTAGGCGCGGCATTGACCAGCGTGAGAAGGTTCTGCGCCGCCTCCTGCCGCTGAGTGGAGTAAGACGGGCCAACGGTTATCACCACATCGTACTTACCAGCGGTCATGTCGTTAAATGTGGCATCGCCGCCTTTCTTGAGTGCCTTGCGAAGCGCAGTCACGTCCATTCCCTGATACCGTTCAGGGTTCGCCTCAATGAGACTGAGGGCACTCTTGGCGGTAGTATTGATCGGGACAAATGTCTCGCTGTCGTCGAACTGGCGAACACGAATGTCCCGCTCCGTATCGTATATCTCGGGGATAATCTCATTGATGATCTTGCCGGAGTGGGCAATGGCCTTCGAGAGATTGTCGGGGTAGGCATAGGTTGCCGTGTCTCCCGGCTTCTGAGCGGCAAGAATAGCCCTGCCGGTGACTTCCGGTCCTGTATCCCCGACGTCCCGGTTGAACATGCCGATAACGCTTTTCAGGTTCTCGTTCGCCCTCTGGATCTGCGTGAAAATCGCTACCGGCACCTCTCCCATGCCCACTCTCCTGGGCGGAGTATTCTGCGCGTCGGGGTCCGGATTATATTTCAGGAAGGGATAGTTTTCGATATTGGCACTGGCGTAGTCATTCTCGAACCCCTCGAACTGCTTGGGAGTCCCTATCCACGGGGCTTTTGGAGCAAGAGCCACGACCTCGGCACCCGCGCTCTCCCAGTAGTTTATGATTCGCTGTGGGTCTTTGGCTTCCCTGACAAGACCACGAATGAAAGTCTTACCCTCTTTATTCCGCTTCTTTCCGCGAACAAGGATGATAGGGATATACTTTCCGGGGAATACCTCTCCATCAATATCGTTTTCGCTGAGTATTTCGCTTGCCGTGATTTTGTAGTGACGAATCTTGTATACTTCGGCGTCTCGGGTGTTCACAATGACCGGCTCCGGCGGAACCTCCGCTTCGGGGTTCACGGCGAGAATAGGGCCGAACCTGTTGAGCCAGTCCTGCTTAATGTCGGCGGCATCTTCCTCGGTGAGCACCTGACCATCCTGCATTTGGCACATCGGGGTCTTTTTCTTTTCCCTGACGAAATACTCGGCAATGGTCACATTCTTATCGCTGTACCAATGCTCGTAACCAAGACCCTCATCAGACCCGAGAGATTCGGGCGGCACATCGGCACCAGGGTACTCCTTCCTGAACTCATCTTCGGGCATCCTGTCGAGGATGAATCCCCAGTTGGCATCCGCGTACATGAAATCCTTCGCGTCCGGGTCCATAACCACCACAAAAGGATTGGGGATGATCTCAAGATAGGCTTCCTGGAGGAATGGGTTTTCCTCGGTGTAACGGGTGAGAACACGCCATGCGCCGTATCCACATTCGACCATTGACGTACCGGCCTCATCGTAGATTGATTCCGCGCTGGACTGGTATTCTATGTTGGCAATAAGCCCGCCCCTGATCTTGGCAAGGTTGATGTCGCTCTTGCTGTCCACGGGGCGCACCTTGACTCTGGCGCGATTCTGCCGCATGTCGCCAACGATCTGATCCACGTACTTGTTCAGGTGGTTGATGACCAGGGCGGGCCTGCCTGCGGTTTTCCTCCGCTTCTTCTCGGCTGCATCCCACTGTTCGCCGTTGAGGAAGTCGATGTCTTCAAGCGACTCTCTCCGGTTGTGGCTGTCGGCCTCAAAGCCCTTCTTGAGCCGCTTCATCGCTTCATCGAGAAAATCGCGCACCTTCTGGTCCGGTGACTTTGCAGACTCTTTCTTCTTCCCCATTTCGCTCTTCCTTTAAAATTGTGAGTTTAGCCGCCCCACCCGCCGTCAATTGGGTTCTCGCGCATAATATCGCCTACGGTTTTGTGAATGATTCTCGGCTGATAGCCAACCGCAAAGGTTCGCCATCCATCAGATGCGTGGGAATGCCATGTGTGTGACGGGGTGTCCTTGAGTTTCTTGTTTTCCTCGTCATACTCGAAATGATACCCCTCAAGGCCGGACAAGCCCTGGGCGCATTTCTTCTCGTCGAACCAGCATTGAGAGAAGATATTTCTTCCCGCCTCGATACCGTTGCGGACTGCCTGCGCGTCCTTTGCCCTCTTGACGATCTTCACCGGGCGGATGCCGAGTTCTTCTGCCGTGTCCCTGCGGGATTTGCCGGTGCCGAGTTCCCTGACAGCCGCATCGTGGGGCATGAAGTGCTCTCCGTAGACATAGGGCTTCTCCTTGAGAATCTTCGCATAGTGGGGCAGACCCTCTCCGGTGGCCTCGTAATAGTCGATGACGCGGTGCTCCCTTCCGATGGACTGGATAAACCAGATGGTCGTGGAATCGTCCATGCCGAGATCCCAGAACGTGTTGACTTCGATCCCGGACGCATGAGGAACATTACAGATCCTTTTGTCCTTCCTAGCCTGGGCAATCTGCTTGGCGTAGATCGCACCAAGAACGGATGCCTCGCTCGAACAGTAATACTCCTGCATGAACAGGGCTTCGCCGTGTTCTGGTCCGTGGATGGAGATAAGTTCTGACTTTATCCTGACAAGCTGTTCCCTGGTAAATACCGGAGTATCCTCGGCGGTGAGTTTCTGCGCGAACCAATCGGGCTGATTCATAGCGAAGTTGAGCAGTTGCGCCCCATGATTGTTTCCGCGCATGGTATAAATCCAGATCGCCCACCCACCATTCTCTTCAAGAATCGGCATGATGTAAGGCCAGCACATCGGGTTTGCCAGCGACCATTCAGAGAAGACAACGCCCATGGGCGGGCTTCCGACGTACCGATTGTAGTTGTCCGATCCGAGCAACTGCCAGATGGAGCCGTTGATAAGCTCAATCTGCATGTCATGCTTGCGGGTGGCAGAGCGGATGGACTCCGGGAATGCTTCGTCTATCCTGCGCTTGCCGGTCTTGGGGTTGACCGCATCCCATATAACCTTGCGGGCCTGATTGTATTCCGGGAGCATGTGCCAGTAGTTCCCCGGCTTCTGCATGGCGGCGCAGGCGGTGTAGTGAAGAGAAACATCGTCCTTTCCCCAACGCCGATGAGCACATTCAACGGCTCTTGTCCCGCCACCATCAAGGTATCTCCAGAGGGCCATTTGATCCTTTCTCGGCCTCCAGTTGTTCGGCAGGACGGTTTCCACTAGTCCACCTCCAGGCCGTCGTCACAGGCTTCAAAAAAGGCATCTATGGCGATGATGTCGGTGGTTATCATGTCAGCATTGGCCTTGACGTAGGCGCTCAGACCCTTCGTCATGGCTCCCTTTTTACCGAGCACCCGAAGGCGGTCACCCCTGAGTTGCGGGGTGAACCCCCTACACAGAAGTATGACATACGGGCTCATGCGCCCCTTCGAGTTCATCATGAATGAAAGGTTGAAGATGTCCCTCACGACCCTATAACGGCACGGAATTGACAGTCTTTCTATATGGGGTGGCGATGATAGGCTTATCCTCTTCGTCCATCGCTTCCCGCATCTTCTTGATAAAACCCCTCGTTTGCCCAATCCCGTTCGCCATCGAGTGAATGCGCTGATAGGAGAGGTCGAGAAGGTCGGCTATCTCCTGTAAGGTGTGGAATCCCTCGTCGGCAACATCGAGAACACAGGTTTCAGGCATGGAAAAAATCATTTTGAGAATTTCCCGGTCACTGAAACGGGCAAGCGGATCACCCGCGAGGTGCCGATACTTGTGATTGTACTTGCATCCCCCCTCCAGCATCACCCACAGCATGTGATACCTGCACCGGATAAACGGGCATGGGCGGGGGATTTCCGAGCAACCGGCGCGTGTCTTGGGAAATCTAATATAACTCTTTGTTATATTCATTCTGTTTAATAGTTATATCAATATATTCGAATATGCAAGTACATAAACTATAGCATTAGCATTTTGTATGTATGAGTAAAAATCACCCCGCGCAGCGGAGGCTACTGTGCGGGGCTAAAGTGGTGTGTGGTGGGTACGAATGATAAAATGAGTGTTACTCTGGCTTCTCAGGTAATTCTATATGGTAAGTGTCCTCAAAATATTTGAGGATGATATGGGTAATGAGATTGCTCTTGGATCGGTGCTCTTTCCTGGCGACTTCATCCAAGACCGCATCGACCTCGTTGGGGATGGAGATGTTGAGCTGCTTCGTCTTACCGGGGCGGGTCATTGACCTTCTCCATAATCTTCCGCACCTGTCCGTCGAGTGCCATCTGGTACGCGACCTCGCGCAGATAAACGCTCTCGGCATATGCCCGTCTACAGGCATCAATGGCACGGTTCTT